TAATAAAATTCTGCATGGTTGGTGACAGACCGTCATACCATGCCTTTGCGCTTTTCAACTTCTCAATCAGCCCTGCGAATGCCGCACCAAACTTGACGCCTAAATCAGCTGCTTTACCTTCTAATCCTTCAAGCCCTTCCCGGAAATCCACCATTAAAGGTTTTAGCTGAGAGAAGAACCCCCCGCCTTTGCCACCTGCATCAAGGAAATTTGCTCCGATTCTTGCTATAGATGCTTTGATATTCGAAAGCGCGGCAGTAAACGATTTGTCCCCCATTATTTTAGCTGCACCGCCTATATTGCTTTCTATTGCGGCCAGCAGCATTTCAGATGATATTTTGCCATCAGATGCCAGCTGCTTTACTTCTGATGCTGCTACACCGGCCTCCTTGGCAAGCCACTGATATATAGGTAGTCCTCTGTCAGCTAGCTGGTTAAGATCTTCTGTATAGGCTACCTGCCCTGTCTGTACCCGGTTGATAATGGATCCCATTTCTGACATGGAGGTTCCTGCTATAGAAGCCGCATCGCCAGTAAGCGATAAATATTTTGTCAAAGCCTTTCCTGGCTTTATTCCTGCAGCAACAGCATTAGCGGCTGTAGTGGCCGCTTCGTCCAGACCATATGATGTCCCTCTAACGGATTCCAGAGCAGAGTTCATTATTTCCTCTACACTCTGGGCATCGTGCCCAAGAGCAGAGAGCTTTGCTTTGGCATCGTCTATTCCTACTAGTCTTCCGAATCCACTAACTAAGGTTATGCCGGCAAGCGCTGCAGACGCAGCCACGGCCGGTAAGGTTATTTTCTTTGTTAGATTAGCACCAACACTACCTACCTTGGAGGAGAAAGTTGCCAATTTGCCCTGAGCAGAACCCAAAGCCTTATCAAAGCCCGATGCATCACCGGTGATTTTTACCGATATATTGTAATTAGACACTCCGTTTCCTCCCTTCGTAAATTTTCGCTACCCACGTTTTTCCTTTCGCCTCTTCCTGTGCTGCTACCGTCTGAATGGTTTCTTGCATGATTTCAGGATCTACCCGTTTAGTTTTCTTTTTCCAGAATGGAATAAACCGCTTCCCCTTTTTCCGGTTGACATTGGCTTCCGCATTAAGGACAGCTGCGTTCATTATGGCTCCCATTAAAACATTCTTATCTTCCCAGGCTTTCATAATCAGAGCCTCTTCAGTCGGAGTTAATTGGTCATAGTCAGCCTTGCTATACCCGAAATTCGCTGCGAAAAAAGCAAATTGTAATTGTTTTGAGTAAGGTGCGGAAATCCTTGCATATTCAGGATCTTCCGCTCCTCCGAGATATTCTAACTCGTGGAGTCGGCGGGGAAGAAAAAAGGGCAGTCCTTTTGCAACGCTTCCAGAACGGCCCCCAATACAAATGCATAATCTTTCTCTTCGATGAGGGTCTCTGCATATTTAATCCCTTCCTGGTAATCTATATATGAATGCCCTCCAACCTCGTTTTCTTCCACTTTGCGTAAGCCGAGTGCAAACAATGCTTTTAGATCCTTAAGGCCAAGAGCTCCGTTGGTGGACACAAGCATAGCCATAATAGGTTTATTAATCATGGCTTCAACCCGTTCGCACCGATTCATATTGTAATGAAGTTCGTACTCTTTACCATTGAATTCAAACATTTTCTACCTCCTATGCGCTCTGTGCTGCCAGGAATGCTATAATCATCTCGGCTTTTGTATCATCCTCGCTGACCGTATCGTATCCTCTCGTCATAGATATCTCAGCAATTTCACTCTTTGTCATGGCTTCCAGTTCTTCCTCTGTATAAGTGTGAGCTACCTCAGTTGCCAAATCCGTAAGAGGACCGTTACCATCCAAAGACAGTGAATAAGTCATGGCATCATCGAATGGTGCCTCCAGCGAATAGTCGCTTATTATGGCCAACCCTCCGAACATGTCAGAGTAAGAAGTTACACCATTGCTGACTGCCTTTTTTACGACTTTAAGACAAACAAGCCTTCCTTCATCGTATGCACTGGAAAGTTCCTGATGTGCAGAATCTGAAGCTACATATGCTCCGTCTGAATCAATGGACCATTCTTTCATTCCTGCTATCTTAGCCTTCCAGCCACCCTCTGTATCCTTGCTGGTTACTTCGATTGAATCAGTGGACCTGTTAATAGTCAGACCCTGCTGCCCTGCTATTGCAAGCAGATTGCTACCTAGCGCATCCCACACCTGTAATATAATGTCTTTACCTGCTACAGCCTGTGCTGCACTTGCAGAAAAATCACAATAGTTATCATAATCCGGCATAATTTGTACCTCCTCATACCTTCGTTTTATATCCGTAGCAGATTTTAAATTCGTATCCGACTACAGCATGTTTTTCTTTTGTTTCGTCTGTTTTTATAGTTAATGTTCCATTGCTTTTCTGGAGAACGAGAGTAAACCCGTCTATAGTTATGTCTTCTGTCATAGCCTCTTCCAGAATTTGAATCATATCATAAATATCCTTGGATGAATTTCCCGCTTCAGCTATCGCATGAATCCATACTTTATAATTTTCAACAAACATAGTTTTTGTGTCTGTCGGAGTAGATCCTATACATTCCACATAATAAAATGGCGTCGCTTTGTTTTGGGGCACCTCATCATAGCAATCATAAGTGGTGTTTGTCTCTATATGCGTTTTCAGAGCTGCATGCAGATCCAAAAAAGAAAATTTTTGTAACATTATATCGCCCTCCTTATCGCCGCTTCCAGATCGCTATGTAATATGGGCCGCTGAAGTTCAGTATTCCCTTCCAAAAACCTTTGACCTGGCACATAACCACCACTTACAAGTCTATGACCAAATTCAACATGTGGTGCATACTCTTTGACATAGCCAAATTCACCATCAATACCTGATGTTGCGGGAGTGATCCCTCTGGATAATCTTAGCTCCCCGCTGTCTACCGGTGTCATTTTCTCTGCCCTGTTGAATATCTGGGTAAGGTTTTTATTGCACACAGCCTCATATTTTATTTCAGATGCCTCTTTGAGTTTCTTGAGCAATATATCATCGCCAAGTGTATAAAGTTGAGCCTTCATATCCGCCACCCTCTGACTATAAGCAACCTCCACCTACCCAGATCTTCTGTAGATATAATATCATATTCCTTGTCGTCAACTTTAACGGTTTTAGCTGAAATACAGTTCGCTCTCGTAGCAGAAGTGATTACCTTCCTGTGAGAATTGGTAAAGTCTCTGCCCTCAATGGAGATCTCTTCAGCCGACCACTGTGTTATTCTTCCTTTGGCATCACATATTTTACCTGGTGTGAGAGTAGGGTTACCAAGTTCATCAGCTTTGCCTTCGGTCACTCCCCACAATTCAAAACTTTCCCATTTCATATGAATCTCACCTTCTCAATGTTATTTTTTCTGTATGCCTCAATTTCCAGTGAATATTCGTCCAGAATGTCATCAACGAATGACGTATTGAGGGTATCGGCACTTTCGGACTTAATACCCTCGTATTCTATTCGTCTATACGCCTTAACGACAACTTCCACGGCTATGGATGCAAGATCCGCCGGAAGAGTGGTTCGTGTCCCATCTGTCATGACAGCGATCCCGGCTCTCAGCATGATCCTGTCCTCTGCTGTGAGTATAAGCTCGTTAAGCATTCCGTCTTTGCTTGTATTGCTGATTTCAAGCCGTACTTTGATTCTATCAAGTGTTGCCATGACGCCCCTCCTATTCTGTAGTATCTTCCACCACCAGCGCTATCGTGCAATTTCCGTTATCGGTTTCAATGAGTAAGCTATATTCTCCAACAGTTAGTGTTCCCAGGTATGCTATTAATACTGTTATTGCTCCTGCTGTATTTGTGTAATGTGTCGTTGGAGTAAGTGTGGTTTCGCCATTCTTTATTGCACTTACCGTACCGTTGCTTACTACTGCGTCAATGTCATCATGGTTCGCACCCGCTGCGTTCAGATCATATGTCGCTGATATTGGCAGAACACTGGCTGTCTCCACCACGGTGATTACTATGGTGCAGTCTCCATTATCAGTTTCAATCGTAAATGTCTTTTCACCGGCTGCAAGTGTAGCTAAATATTCCTTCTTGATTGTCAGAGTTCCTTCTACAACGGTATAATTGTCCGGGTTAACGGTAGCTGCTCCGTTTTTAACTGCGCTGATTTCGCCATTAGCGATTTCGCTTTCTACATCAACATATCCTGCCCCTGCTGTGTTCTTGTCAAATGTTGCCATTGCCGGGTCAGCTGTAGGAGTGGAATCAACCACTGTTACCTTCAGCGTTCCATTGCCCACATCTGTTACCAGTGTGAAAGTGGTTAAACCGGCTTCCAAAGTAGCAAGGTATTCTTTCTTTATTACCAGAACTCCATCTGATTCATCCGGAGTAAATGTATAGTTAGCTGCATCGACCGTATTGCTACCGATTTTAATGGCAGTCAATACTTCACGGCTCACAGTAACCTCAACATCGTCATAAGCTGCGTTCACAGTATTCTTATCGAATGTTGAGGTCGATGGTGTTACTGCTACTCCGTAAAATCCGCTATTATAACGCCGTCAAGGATTTCGGGGAACAAGGTTGCGCCGGACATGAACACTGAATCCAGTGTGGCTCTGCTGCTTACAGCATCGTGCCAGATTCCTATAAACCCTGATTCGTCCGATTCTACCGGAAATGCTTCTTTCAGGTTCCCGTTGATGTCGATGTATGCGAACTTTATATTCTCTACTGCTGTAGCTATCAAAGTTCCTTCTGCTACAAGACTTGAAAGGAAAACACCCTTTACGTCTGTAAACCCGGTCAGATATTTCATACCGAATACGTCCTGAACGGTTATGCTCGCTGCGCCGAGATATGCTGCTACGTCATTGGGGTGTGCAAATGCAACTACTTCTACAGCGTCATCTTCGAATGCCACCTGACATGCTGCCCAAGCGTTGGCGAGTGCGGTCTGGAAATTGGTGCCTTCTGCTGTACCGGTTCCGGTAGCCAGGAAGGTAAAGAAATCAGCTCTTATGCCCTTCTGTATGGTTCTAAGCAGCTGCTCGTCTGTCTTTGCTACTGCTTCTTCATAACCGGATGCCTGGATGGATTCTGCTGAAACACTTTTTCTTCTCTTCTTGAGAGTTATGGTCACCGGATCATTGGCTGCCAGCTCAACATTGCTAAGGGGTATTACATCTCCTTCTGCTACACTTGTGCTTCCCTCAGTTACTGTGGCTGAGTAGGTCTTGATCTGGTCGCCTTCCTTCATGGCGATTTTTTCAGTTACTCCAAGACATTCCAATATTTTATCAATCTGCCCCTGGAACTTGAATGCGTAATCAAGGCTCAATATTTTTGCTATATCTGCCCTGTTGTTTAAATTTGATTCT